CTAGGGTGTGGACACATTGTGGACACTCTTACCACCATTAGCACCCTTCAGCGGGTTAAGCGAAATCGCGTCCTGCAGGTACTGAGGAGCGAAGTGCGCATAGACCATTGTCTGCGCAATTTTCGTATGACCTAAGATCCTCTGCAGTGTGATGATATTGCCCCCGTTAATCATAAAGTGCGTGGCGAAAGAGTGTCGTAGCGCATGTGTTGCTTGCCCCGCCGGTAAGTCGGGCTTAACTTCTTTGAGGATTCGCCTGAAATCAGCATAACTGGCCTCAGGAAACAGAAAGCCTCGTGCTTTGCCGACTACATAAGCCGCAACGTCATCAGAGATCGGGACCGTGCGCGGTGTGTTGGTTTTCGTCTTAACGAAAGACACCCGATTATGAATCACATTCTCCGCCTTCAATCGCGCAGCTTCTCCCCATCTTGCCCCGGTACTCAAACACAAAACCGCAATTTTACGATTATCACCTGAGAGCGCAGCAAGTAAGGCGTCAATTTCCTCAAGAGTGAGATAGCCCGTTTCGGCTGTCTGCTCTTTCAGTTTTTTGAATCCCCTGAATGGATGCTCACCGTTATACAATTCTGACTCAATCAGGGTTGTGAACATCCCACCTAGCGTGATCAGGTCGCGGTTGATGGTAGTTGGCTTAATACCTTCACCCCGGCGTTGAGCACAATATTGCGTTATCAGGCTCTTGGTGATCTGGAAAGCGCACGGATTTCCGGTCATCGTTTCGAAACGCTCAATTTTCCTGAGATACGATTGACCGTGCTCCTCATGTTTACCTTTCAGCTTCCACCATAACTCTTTCAGTTCCGACAATTGGCGTTTGTCCGTGGGTTTTGAAAGCCATTCCTTTGAGTGATGGTTATATTGAGTATGCTTTTCAAAAGCCATCGCCTCGCTTTTCTTGTCGAACTTCCGACGGATGCGTTTTCCGTTACGCCCGGTCGGTCTAATGTCCACTTCATATCGACCATCATCGAGCTTTTTAACAGACATAAAGCCTCCCGATGATGTTACTGTTTACTTCAATTTCCTGATTTAAATAGCAAAAAGTCACTGTGCATTTACTGCACAAATAAGCCCCGTAGATGGTTAGCCAGTTTTCTGGTCTGAGTGGGGTGACGTTGTTGTCTGCTGCCCAAAGTGCGCGAGAGCCGGTGCAATTTGCCCAGCTTCAGGTGTTATTTGATCGGCCATGAACCACAACGTGTACTTTGTGAACCGGGGGTGTTGCAGGATTTTCATGATTTGCTCAACTCCGGGCTTTTTGTCTCCGGACTCATAACCAGCAAGAGAGCTATAGGCTATGCCTGTTAACTCACTGAATTGCCTCTTGTTTAATCTCTCTGATTCTCTAATCAGCTTTATCTTCTCAAATACCGGGGTTGACATAGTTACTCCTATGGAAGAATATTGACCCTATCGGGATGTTTTGCTCTTATTGGGTTATCTAGTGAGAGCAATTAAAGCCCATTAAGAGCAATTAATCACACTAAAGGAGAATCGTAGCAGATGAACAACCAGCTTGTAAGTAAAACAGATGCGGTTCCATACCAGGAATTCGCGCGCCTTATTGGTAAAACACCTGCAGCCGTTAAAGGCATGATTGAAAAGGGCAAGCTGCCTGTAGTCGAGATGACAGATCCGCAGTCAACGAGTGGGCGCGCAGGGGAATATAGGGTTTATCTGCCTGCCTGGAACAAGGGTATGAAGATGGCATATGACAGCCGCCCGAAGGAAATTCGTGACGGTTGGTTGATGTGGCTCGGATTAGGGGAACCGACATGAGGAACTTAGCACGGTAAACAGATTAGAGCTGTTTACCGTGTGGGACGTTTTCTAGTCAGCCTGAACCCTGATTAGCGGCTTAACAGGTGGAAAGGTACCTTTTTTCAAATGCATTTTATCAATGGGAACACCAGCGAAGTCATAGAAAGCGGCTTCACCTAACTTGTCTCTAAATGCTTCCGCATCATCGATGCATTCATAGCGGGTAGGAAAGATCTTTGCGGAACGAGCCACAGCTGCACCGTCGTCGTTTACGACACGCCACGTCCATTCATTTAAGGTTTTATTGGAGATTACGAAATAGATGCACATGTTTAACAATCCCTCTGATGCGCAATTGTATGAAAGAAAAGTCCGTGAAAATGTAGACAATTTACTCAATGCTTTCGTTGGTGGAGATTATCAACAAGCTCAAGCGGTACTAGGTTGGATGCAAGAAGCCCTAGCTACCAATGCATGTATATGTGTTGGCATAGATAGCGGGGTTAGTTCTTCCTCACCTTCGTTTCCGCTAAGTTTCTTGAAACTGTCGGATTAAGTATTGGTTTGTAACATTTCACGAGTCAATGCTATCACAACCCTTTGAGGATATTGAATATTTTAAATTTTCCTTGGCAGGGGCATTGCTCATCGACCAAATGAAAGGAAGTTTTAGGAACTGGTTATGAAAGAACCACGATGTATTGCGCAGTTGCTTCGAAGAGAAAGCCCTAATCCAATCAACTTCACTATCACACACGGTCGCGGACGCAAGGGCATCATCATCCGAACCCGTAAGACGGGTGTAATCGAGAAGCTTCGTCGCTTGGTCAAAAAGAGAGGGCTGTGGTTATGACAGTAATGACACTTGATGTGATCCAGAAACAACCAACAGCGCTCCGCGGTCTGGTCTGCAAGTATCTGGCTCAGCCTCGCTGGCAGGACACTTGTGATTTTTACAATCAGATGATGGAGCGGGAGCGTCTTACGGTTTGTTTCCACGCTCAATTAAAACAGCGTCACTCTGTGATGCGCTTGGAGGAAATGGCTGAAGCCGATCGTGAGCGTCTTGTTTGTGCACTTGATGAATTGAGAAATGCATTCACGCGGTATCGTCAACTTGGCGCGTCAAAAGCAACTTTCATCAGCCGCCTGACCGTCAGCCAAAGGCGTTCATTGTTTCTTCATGCTGGACTGACAGAGCAGGAATTTATGATGCCGCACTGGCGTTTGAATGAAGAGGACTGTTATTGGCGTGACAAACTTTTCCGCGCTCTGCGAGAGCTGTTCAGCCTTTTTGAGTACGCACCAACTATTTTAACCTCGGTAAAACCTGAGCAGTATTTACATTAATTAATCTGGATTCGACTAATTACGCGCCTTACAGCGTGGGGACTCATTTTGTCCGGAGATAGGCAAATGCAAAAACAAAATACAGCGCAGCGGGGGATGTACTCGGCACATCTGGCGCAGGCAGTAAGCGAGGCACAGCGCGACTTGGCGACCCGTTTCTCTTCTCAGTTTGATGGGCTTATCGCGTACATCAGTAAGTCAGAACTTAATCGCACCGAGATTATCGAGTTTTTAGGCCAGGAGTCGGAAAAGTTACACAACTCAATTTTCGGTAGAGCTGGTTAACCACTGTTAACAGGAAGCAAAAATGAGCATACACATCGAGATTAATAACCAATACGTCATCACCAGTGACCGCTATCAATTCATTTTGCAGGAGAAGAAGACCGCAACATCCGGGAAGAACAAAGGCAAGGATTGGCTGGACGTTGTGGGTTACTACCCAACTATCCCTAAGCTTATCTCAGGCTTGGTATTGCATGATCTTTTGACCAGCGATCTTATTGGCTTCTCAGCTTTGGAAGCTCGAATTGAACGCCTGGGGAAGCAATGTCTGGACGCCTTTAAATAGTATGTCCATCGAATCTCGGGGGCGTATTGCCCCCTCGCCACCACCACCATTTTTGAAGGGTGCCAGTGATTCATTCGTTGGTGCTTATCCCTGGAATAACGTCACTAAAGAGGCCATTGGCCGCGACAGACCCCTTACACGTGCCGAACTCCGTCAGGTGCAAGGTGTTTTAAACCGGATTGACCGTCTGCCGTTTTTCCTGCAAACGCTGTTTACATCGCGTTATAACTTCATCCGCCGTAAAAAGAGCCCTTTAGGTGGGCTGTATTTCCTTAAAAACACGTTTGAGCGCAAGCTGCTGCCACGTCTTGAGCGTGTTAATGAGCTGTGCGGGATGAATGAATCCGCCTCGATTGGTTTTCTGTCCGAGCGCGACCAGTATGCGCGCCTACCAGATATGAATGACAAAGAGCTCAGAAAATTTGCGGCCAGAATTGCCTCTCAGCTCTGGAGCAAATACGAGGAGTTAAGCGACGCCTGGGCGGAGGCTCACGGCGGGAAAGAGACACTTTTCACCGATAAAGCTCAGTCGCACCTATACGGGCAAGTGGCCGGTATTGCTCGCGCATTTAACATCACCCCGATGTACTGGAAAAAATACCGTAAGGGTCAGATGACGATCCGCATGGCATTTTCCACTATTTCCCGCCTGATTAAAGACGAGTGGTGGTTCAACCAGCTCAAAGCACAGCGGATGCGCTGGCGCGAGGCGCTGCTCATCGCAGCAGGTGAGGTCAACAAAGACCGTTCACCTTACGCAAGCAAAATGGCGATCCGCGATGTTCACGCGCGCCGCCTTGCTAATCTCGAATACCTTAAATCCTGCGAACTGGAAAACAAAGTTACTGGCGAACGTATCGACCTCATCAGTAAGGTCATGGGGAGTATTTCTAACCCTGAAATACGCCGCATGGAGCTGATGAACACTATCGCCGGGATTGAACGTTACGCGACCAGCGTTGGTGACGTGGGGATGTTTATCACGCTGACCACGCCATCGAAGTATCACCCGACCCGTCAGGTTGGCAAAGGTGAAAGCAAAACGGTGCAGCTCAATCATGGCTGGAACGAAACAGCATTCTCACCCAAAGACGGCCAGCGCTATCTGTGCCGAATCTGGAGCCTGATGCGTACAGCTTTCAAAGATAACGATTTAGAGGTTTACGGGATGCGCGTTGTCGAACCGCACCATGACGGCACGCCACACTGGCACATGATGCTGTTTTGCAAACCCGGTCAGCGTAAAGCCATTAACGAAATTATGCGTCGTTATGCCCTCAAAGAGGACGGACACGAAAAGGGCGCGGCAAAACAGCGCTTTGAGTCACGCCATCTTAATCAGGGCGGAGCGGCGGGTTATATTGCTAAATACATTGCAAAAAATATCGACGGTTATGCGCTCGACGGCCAGCTCGATAATGACACCGGCAAGCCTCTAAAAGACACGGCCGCAGCCGTCACCGCATGGGCGTCAACATGGCGCATCCCTCAGTTTAAACCGATTGGTCTCCCGACGATGGGCGCTTACCGCGAACTGCGCAAACTGCCACGTGGGGTGAGTATTGCCTGTGAGTTTGACGACAGGGTCGAGGCCGCGCGAGCTGCTGCAGATGAGGGTGACTTTGAGCGGTACATCATCGCGCAGGGTGGGGCAAACATGCCGCGTGATGCTCAGGCCGTCAGGGTCGCCCGTAAGGTGACGGATGAGGTTAACGAGTACGAGGAAGATATCGAGAGGGTGGTCGGTATTTATGCCCCTCATCTCGGGACTGACCGTGTCCATGTAACCCGTACAGCCGAATGGCGTATCGTTCCAAAGGTTTTGGCCGTTGAGCCTTTGACCTTAAAAAGCGGCTCTGCCGCGCCTCGGAGTCCTGTCAATAACTGTGGAAAGCTCACCGGCGGTGGCGATCCAGTTATGACCCCCACACCGTCTGAGCAAGCCGCAGCGGTGTTAAATCTGATTGAGCGCGGGGTTATCGGCTGGAATGAGCCGGACGTCGTGAAGGTGCTTAACGGAGCGTTAAAAGCTGGCGTACCGCGTAAGAATCGCCAGCAAAGAAGGAATGCGCCGCTCAAAACGAGCGAGCAAGCGCCATCAGCCAGGATGACAAAAGCCGAAAGGGATCGCGTCGCAAAAATTCGTTTCGATTTAGCTCTGGAAGGGATTAACCCGGAACGGTGGGAACTTAACGTGCTGACGCGTGGTGCAACAGTAGTTTATGGCAATAAGTCTTTTAGCTACTCGTTTGCTCAGGAGTGGGATGAAATCAAGTTAAATTTTGACTTCTGAAAAAAATTTAATAGAATGTCCGTGCTACCGCTTGGGATATCTACATTGCATTACTCTTCGTATTAGCTTTATACAGAGGGTATAAAGGCTGCTATTGGCAACAATGGCGCTTGCATGGAGATAAACTCATGTTAAAGCTAGTGAATGTACGCCAGTACAACCGCTACCGCTTCGGGCGTTGGGAGACGGTGCGCAAGCACCGTCGTTCATACCCGAATCGATAATATGCGGCCTAAGCGGTAGCGATTTCCTCATCGATTTCATCCATCATTTTAGCATAATGTTTTTCATCTCCTGTTGCTGAGAATATACTTTTTAGCTGTTTGAGGTACTTGTCTGGGTCAATGTCACCCATATCGGTGATATTCACAGAGTCAGAATGAGAACCTCGGTTTATGTATCGATAAAACGCCCTAAAATCGCTATTGTTCTCATCTTTTTCGAGTTTAGTTAGTTCATCTTGTAAGGAGTCTGTTCTGTGAACAAAGCCAAAATAGTATTCTAAAATGTTTCTCATTATGTTTGGTATTATGATTTTATTGACCTTTTCTTCTTTAGCGTCTTTTAATATTTGCCAAAGTGATTGATACTCATTTTGTATACTATTTTTTTGTATTTCGGTGATGGTGCTAAATTCATTCTTTGTGATTCTAAAAAGACGGTAATCACGCTTGAACTTTTTGTCATCTTTACTTTTAGGAGATAATTTTATCAACTCATGGAAAAAATAGAGGTTGTGAGTGAGTATTAGTATTTTTTTTGTGGTTTCATTTTTGATTAGTTCATGATGAATGATTGATGCTATATCATAAACATAATTTTGTGAAAGGCTAGATATTGGGTCATCAATGATTATTAAATTATCTCTGTTATCTTCGTCGTCTTTATCCGTTTTCCCTTTGCAACATTCCAAGAAATAGAGAAAAGTGATTAATGTTTTCTCTCCTTCACTAAGGGATTTGTATACATCATCATTTTCATCTTTGTCTGAACGGGAAATGATGTACATATCCTTATCTTCTTCGTGTTTTTTTACACTAAAGCCATATATGCCTAAACTTTTCAGTCTCAAGTTGATAGACTCGATTGTTTCATCGATGTTCGAAATCTGTTCTCTCAGTTCTTTAATGTTTTTAGTATTATCCTTTCCTTGATTTTCAATTTCTTTCATTTCATCAAGAATCTTTTTGTGGTTATCTTGAAAGTTCTTTTCGTGAGCAGCTAAGGCATTTAATTCTGGATTGCAAAAGTTTCTAAGAGCTGGCCATATTTTACTTTTAACTGAGTTTTCGGTTTCCTTGAACTTTGCAACTTTAAGATTAATATCTTTAATTATTGTATTATAATCTGCAATGCACTTAATTATCTTTTGTTCGATTGACTCATCACTCTCAAGTATGATGATAGATGAAGGGTTATGAAGTTTGCTGATTATTAGATCTATATTCCTACTTGCAATTTCATCTAAAATTTTGATGTGAGAAGTGGTGATTTCTCTATCCTCTTCAGTTATCAGTTCACAAGTAGATATTTCTTGAGTTAATTTTTGATAAATTGGTTTCGTAGCTAACTCATAAGCTGATTTAATTGCACTTATTTGATTTGTTTTATTAGAATAACTTTCATCAAAGATAGACTCAATTGCCTCTATGAATTTAGCATTGATTGTGCTTTCTTGGCAGAATGGGCATAAGTTATCTTTAAGATAAAGTTCTTTCCCTTTTTTTACCCAGTCAAGATTTTGAAGTCGTTTTATTGTTTCTGATAAATAACTGTTACTTGAGTCTATAATAGGTGTGGCTAATAGTTTCTTATCTTCTTCTGAAAGTGCAAATGATAACAAAGCAGTGATGGGAGGTATTTCTTTATTTTTGTACTTTATCAGTTCGCTGTACTCTTTAGATAGTTGCTCCAAGTTTGCGATTGGTAATGCAAGTGTTTTTTGTAATTGAGCGAAAAAAGCCTTTTTGCTCCCTAGTGGACCTCGCATGACGTTTTTTAGATCAGACGATCTTATCGATTCTGTTTTTACCCAAATGGCCTCGATGCAGTCATTTTCTTTGGTGTTTTGTTCTTCTTTTAATTTTGTTGCTGCATCTCTTTTATTCCGGTATTGTTCTTTTAAATCTTGTCTTAAGCCTTCTTTTATTGCTAGATCTTTTTCTATATCTGCATTTTTCTTACTTAGAGTGAATACACCTTTTTGTTCTTTTGCATGATAGAAGTTATCTTCGATAAATTTTGAATTATAAACGATTGGGCGATAGTCGTTTAGTAATGGACATTCGCATTCTGCAAAATCTTTGTGGGTCGTATTGTAAAAGAAATTTGAGATTGTAGATTTCCCACAACCGTTTTGACCATATAGAATATTTATTTTCTTTGAGAGGTCTACATTCGTAAAAATGTTTTTATTGTAACTTGTGACATTTTTTAGCCTAAGTTCCATGTTTACGCCTCATTTGTCATATATGATTTGTGTGTAGTGTTAGGTTGCTAACTAGCCCCCTAAAGCATAAAGATCTATCTTAAGTCTGTGGGGGTTTCAAGCGCAAAAATAGTAGGGCTCATAACTACTTATAATTTTAGTGATATAGCGCAACCTTGAGTTGAAAATCATTCAAATTCAGCAGCTTTAGCAGTGCATGACATCGGTGCGTGAATTTGCATACATTTTTTATTAAGGAGTTTACCTGCCAGCGCCAGCACTGACGCGGTTCGGCACTTCAGATGCACGTGCATTAAATCCGCCACATTAAGCGGGCAGGCGAGGCGGGGATAGCACTGCGCGCCAGACGTGGTGACAGGATTTTTTTTACGCGTCTGTGCGCGTCGTGCTGGCGCGCTGTGATGTGAACTCGGCAAGGTCATGTCGGGGCGCTTGCGTCGCTTGTGCGGCGTCTGGCTTGCTCTGAGGATGTGCCGCCCGGAGGCGGCATTTTGGGCGGGTTTAGTCGGTCTCGATGCTGTAATCCTTAAAGCGGATCACCTCCATTCCTAACCAATCGTTAATCTCTTTAAACCGCTCCTGCAGCGGCGTCAGCTCGTTACGTACAAACACCCGCGCCACCTTCTCGATATCGCCCATCGAGCCGATATTCTCCGGCTTGCCGCCCATGAGCTGGAACGGTACGCGGTGCGCATCAAGCAGGTCAGCGGCGCTCACCTTCTTGATGTTAAAAAAATCATCCTTCGTGGCGACTTCACTCAACGGCACGATCTTAATGCCGTCCGGTTTCCCGTTCGGAGCGTAGAAAAACAGGTTTTTGAAATTCCCGAGTCCTTTCGAGTCGCGCATCGCGGAGCGCAGCGCCTCGACGTCGGTGCTGCTTTGCGCCGCGTCGGTCACGTACATGATGTAACCCGCGTGCGCGCCGTTCTGATAATACTTGCGACGAAACAGCGTGGCGGACTCATTCAGCCAGGCGGAATTAAGCGCGCTCAGGTATTCCGGCATCCCGTAGAGCTCCTGATTGATATCGGGCTCAAGCAGATGAAACACCGAACCGGGTGCGAACTGGTGCGGGTTGGTAAAGCTCGATACGTACCAGTAAACATCATCCTCGACACCACGGCGGGTGTATTTAGCCGGGGAGGTTTCCAGTTTAAAGAGCTGACCGGTCACGCTCATGCGCTTTTCGAGATAGCCGTTTGCAAACACCAAATAATCGAGCACAAGGCGGCTGAAGTCCTGACGGGACAGCAACGGGTGCGGGATAAAGGTGCTGGTCAGAATGTTGCGCTTGACGTAAATCGGGGAGCTGTGATGCACGGCGGCGCGCAGGCTTTTTGCCAGCCCCGAGAAGTTGACCGGCGGCTCGTACCATTTGCCGTTATTAATACACTCGACATAGTCGAGGATGTCGCGGCGATCCAGAACGGGTGACGGCTCACCAAAGGTGAACGCCTCCATTTTCTGCGGCGCGCTGGCGGTCATGTTGGTCTGTTTTGGCTGTTTTTTTTGGCGTTTTTTCATCTTAGTTAATATCCAGAATGGAGCTTGATTGCATACCGCTACCGGCGGAAAGCGGCTCGTTTAACAGGGCGTGCATGGTCGCCCACGCGATATCCGCGTGGCTGGCTTCCTCGCTGCGGCTGGCTTCATAGGTGGCGCTGCGGCCACTGCTGGTCATGGTTTTGCGGATAGCCATAAACGACTGAGTGATGTCGGTCGCCCCGGCGTCATATTCCAGACACCCGCGCCTGATGGTGTCTTTCGCTTTCAGCACCATTGCGGTTTTCATTTCCGGCGTATAGCGTATAGCGCGCGCCGCCGGGAAGAATGAGCGCACGAGCTGGTAAACCCCCTGGCCGATGCCGGTCGCATCGATGCCGATATAATCAACGGTGTATTTCTCAGTCAGCGCCCGGATGGCCTCGGCCTGTGCGGCAAAGTCCATGCCTTTCCACTGATGACGCTCAAGGATGCGGAACTTGCCACCGGCAACCAGCGGCGGAGCCAGTACCGCGCACCCGGCGCTGTCCCCGGTGTGTGACGGGTCATAGCCAATCCAGACAGGACGCCAGTTAAACGGACGGTCGGCGAACGGTTCGAAGTCCTCCCATTCTTCCATCGCATCGACCATGCAGTGCTGTAGCTCCTCGAACGGAAATACCGACGCCTTGTCGTCGACGAACTCGCACATAAACAGGTTACGGAAGTCATCCGCGCTGTTTTCCTGCTTAAGCTGGTCGAGGTTAAACAGGGTGCAACCACCGGCCAGCGCGTCCTCAATGGTGACAATCTGCCGCCACTGACCGTCCCCGCACAGCACGCCACTGGCAAGCGCCTGATGACTGATATCGATGTCGACACGTTCGTCGCGGTTGCTGCGGCCACGGTTAAACAGCTCGCCTGACCAGAACGGGTAAGCGCCGTGCGCTAGCGTCGACGGGGTCGAAAAATAGGTGGTGCGCAGATGTGACTGCGAGGACATGCCCGATGCGACTTTGCGCAGCTTCTGGAAATTGGGGATCCAGAAAATTTCATCGACGTACAGGTCGCCGTTGTGGCTCTGCGCGGTGTTGGAATTGGTCCCGAGGAAAATCAGCTCAGCGCCATTGTTGCCGATGACGATCGGGTCGCCTGACAGGTCGACGTCTACCAGACGGGCAAAGGCGATAATGTACTTACGGAACACGTAAGCCTGCGTTTTACTGGCCGACAAAAATATCTGGTTTTGCCCGGTCTTAAGCGCGCGCAGGAGTGACTCACGCGCAAAGTAGAACGTCGCGCCAATCTGGCGGGATTTCAGGATGTGGCGGATGCGGTGCTCTAATCCCGCTTTATGCCAGCGGAGCTGATAGTCAAACGACTGGTCGAAGAAAATCTCTTCCAGCTTTTCAATCGCTTCATCACTGAAGAAATTGCGTTTCGGCTTTTTGCGATCCCCTTTGTTACGGCTGGCGATATTTGGGTTTAAATCCACCTCGTTTCCGGTCTGGCCGTAGCGGTTAATGCGCGCGAGCCGCTCCATCTGGCGCGACAAAAAATCCGCGACTTTGAAGTCATGCGCGGTCAGGTCTGGCTTAGCGTATAGCTGGATAAGCCGCGCCTCTAATGTCGATTCCACGCGGTTAATCGGCGCGGTTTCTTCCCATCCATCTCGCTGTTTCCAGCTCTGCACGGTCGGGCGCTTGAGCTGCAGCATGTCGCAGATTTGCGGCACGGCGAACCCCTGCCAGTACAACAGCCGCGCCTGTCGTCGCGGGTCATTTAACAGAGAAAGGTCAGTTGAAATGGTCATGTTTGCCTCGTTTTTGGTGTGACGTGGCAAGGCTAAGGAAATAGGGGGTTATTCGCGCTAAGTGCCTGTTGTATCAGATCTAACAGGAGCGCAAGCGGTGGCTGATACGGGTCAGAGTCGGGAAACTAAACCCGACCCGAAAACCCAACATCAGGACACCTGAACAATGGCAAAGAAAGTTTCTAAATGGTTTCGCATCGGCGTCGAGGGTGACACCTGCGATGGCCGCGTCATCAGCGGCGATGATATTCAGGATATGGCCGATACGTTCGATCCGCGCGTCTACGGCTGCCGCATCAACCTCGAACATATCCGGGGGCTGCTGCCTGACAGCCTGTTTAAACGCTATGGCGATGTGACTGCGCTTAAGGCGGAGGTAATCAGCGATGACTCTGCGCTTAACGGCAAAAAGGCGCTGTTTGCCAAAATTGCCCCGCTTGATGAACTGGTCAGCATGGTACGTGCCGGGCAGAAGGTTTACACCTCAATGGAGATCCGCCCGAACTTCTCAAACAGCGGCAAGTGCTACCTCATCGGGCTGGCCGTCACCGATGACCCGGCAAGCCTCGGCACGGAATACCTCGAATTCTGCAGCCGCGCCGCTCAGAACCCGCTTGCCGGTAAAAAAGACCAGCCGGACGACGTTTTCTCTGTGGCCTCACTGGCTGAGCTGGAGTTTGAGGACGTCCCCGACACTATGCTCAACAGCCTGACCGATAAGGTCAAAGCCATTTTTAGCCGTAAGCAGGCCAGCGATGACGCCCGTTTCGCTGATGTGCATGAAGCGGTGACCACCGTCACCGAGCAGGTGCAAACCAATCTCAACGCTACCGACCAGCGCGTCACCGAGCTTGAGACCGCTTTTGCGCAGCTTAAGCACGACGTGACCAGCAAAGTCGATGAAAACGCGCAGGCGTTTATCTCCCTCAAAAGCTCCCTCGACAGCACCGAAAGTCAGCGTCAGCCGCGCCGCGAGCTTTCAAAAGGCGGTACGGGCGACGAGCTGCTGACCAACTGCTGATAACGCGCTGGGCGCGTTGCCCGGCCTGAACCCTTTTACCCGAACAGGAAAAACCATGCGTAAAGATACCCGCTTCAAATTTAATGCCTACCTGTCCCGCGTCGCGGAACTGAACGGCGTTTCCACCGATGACGTGGCGAAGAAATTCACCGTCGAGCCGTCGGTCACGCAAACTCTGATGACCACCCTGCAGATGTCATCCGCGTTTCTGACCAAAATCAACATCGTGCCGGTCGACGAGCTGAAAGGCGAAAAGGTCGGGGTCGGTGTTAACGGCACAATTGCGAGCACTACCGACACCACCGGTGATGATGAGCGTAAGACCGCTGACTTTACCGCGCTGGAGTCGAATAAGTACGAGTGCGCCCAGATTAACTTTGACTTCCATATCCGCTACAAACAGCTCGACCTGTGGGCGCGATTCCAGGACTTCCAGACCCGTATCCGTGACGCCATTATCAAGCGCCAGTCCCTCGATTTCATCATGGCCGGTTTCAACGGTACTACCCGAGCGGAAACCTCGAACCGCAAAAACAATCCGCTGCTGCAGGATGTGGCCGTCGGCTGGCTGCAGAAGTACCGCAATGAAGCGCCCGCGCGCGTGATGTCCAAAATCACCGACGAGGAAGGGGCTGTGATTTCCGACGTGATCCGCGTGGGTAAAAACGGCGACTATGCAAACCTCGACGCGCTGGTCATGGATGCCACCGGCAACCTGATTGACGAGATTTATCAGGATGACCCGGAGCTGGTTGTTATCACTGGCCGTAAGCTGATGGCGGATAAGTATTTCCCTATCGTTAACCAAGAGCAGGCAAACACCGAGTCGCTGGCCGCTGACATCATCATCAGCCAGAAACGCATCGGCAACCTGCCGGCCTTGCGCGTGCCGTATTTCCCGGCAAATGCGCTGATGGTCACGCGTCTCGATAACCTGTCGATTTACTTCATGGATGACGCGCACCGTCGCGCCATTATTGAAGAACCGAAAAAAGACCGCGTGGAAAACTACGAGTCAATGAATATCGACTACGTGGTCGAGGCTTACGCCGCCGGCTGCCTGATTGAAAACATCAAGCTCGGTGACTTCACCGCACCTGCAGCACCGGAAAGCGGAGAGTAAGCCATGACGAGTCCCGCAGCGCGTCACATGATGCGGGTCTCGGCCTCTGAAACTGCGCAGCGGGCTTCTGTCCCGCTGCGCAATGCAACTGCCTATGAGCAGATGCTCGTTAAGCTGGCCGCAGACAACCGCACGCTAAAACAAATCAGCTCCAAAGAGCGCAAAGCCGCAAAAAAGCGCGAGCTGCTGCCGTTCTACCTGCCGTGGGTCGCTGGCGTCCTCGCAAACGGAAAGGGTGCGCAGGATGACATCGTCATGACGGTCATGCTCTGGCGTCTCGATGCTGACGATATCGCCGGGGCGCTGGAAATTGCCCGTTATGCGATGACCTATGGCCTCATCATGCCAGTCGGCCGACGTCCGACGCCGTGCCTGCTGGCCGAAGAGGTCGCACTGGCCGCGCAGCGCCTGCTCACGGCAAAACAGCCGGTCGAACTGGCGAACCTGCTCGACACCATCGCGCTGACAGAGTGCGCGGATATGCCCGATATCGTTCGCGCCAGACTGCACAAAATCACTGGATACGTGCTGCGTGATGCGAAGCAACTGCCGGAGGCGCTGGCGCACCTGCAGCGTGCGATCCAGTTAGAGAGCACCATCGGCGTTCGAAAAGACATTGAGCAGCTAGAGCGCCAGCTCAGGACAAAACCCGAACCGGCACCGAAAACCAAAACGACTAAACCGCGCACGCGCAAAGTCGCCGAAAAACCGGCGGCACGGCGCGGGCGTCCACCAAAGGCGGCAAAAGCCGCAGGTTAACCGAGCGCTCCCCGAGCCGGGCGGCACGCCGGTCAATGCGGGTATCAATTGCCCTGACTGCGACCGGCGTCCACCGCCCACCCATTACCCGAGGTTGTCATGACGACGCTGATTATTGAGCCAAAAAAAGAGCCGCAGGATGTGCCGGGCGTGGTGATACCGCCGCCGGGCGTGAGCGAGCCGGTAATCAAAAACACCCCGTTTTTTCCTGACGTTGATCCGAAGCGCGTGCGGGAAGAAATGCGTTTAGAGCAGACCGTTTCCCCCGTTCGCCTGCGCCGGGCGATTAAGACCGCGATCGCGGAGACTAATGCGGAGCTGAGCGTCTGGCGCGAAAGTCAGCTCGATGTCGGTTACGCCACGCTGGCAGATGTCCCGACGGACAAACTCGACGGCGAGAGCGTGCGCGTTTTCCACTACTTCAACGCCGTGTGCTCGATGACGACGGCCACGCTTTATGAGCGTTTTCGTGGCGTGGATGCGACCGCAAAAGGGGACAAAAAAGCCGACAGCATCGACAGCATTATCGATGAAATGTGGCGGGATATGCGCTGGTCTGTGGCGCGCATCCAGGACAAAGCGCGCTGCATTGTGGGGCAAATCTGATGAAAGCGTATGCGCTGCAGGGCGACACCCTCGACGCGATTTGCGCCCGGTACTACGGGCGCACCGAGGGCGTGGTCGAAACCGTCTTAGAGGCTAATCCCGGCCTGTCTGAGCTCGGTGTGATCCTGCCGCACGGCACGGCAATAGAGCTGCCCGAGACCGAGAGCGCGGCCAGAACCGAAACGGTGAGTCTATGGGACTGAGTATGGAAAAAATCACCACGTTTATCGCCTACTGGCTGGCCGTGGGGCTGGCGTATCTCGGGGCAATGTCCCCCGAAAAGATGGCGCTATACGTGGGCGGCGGATGCGCCATTTTTACCGCGCTGACGAACTACTGGTTTAAGCGCAAGACGTACCTCTATCTGACATCGCTCGGACTCGATAAAGGGGCTATTCGTGAAATCAATCGTTAAAAAATGCAGTGTGGCCGCCGTGCTGGCGCTGGCAGCGCTGATGCCTGAGTTTCGTCTGCTTAACACCTCGCCCGAGGGGCTGGCGCTGATTGCCGACCTCGAAGGTTGTCGCCTGACGCCTTACCAGTGCAGCGCGGGAGTGTGGACGTCGGGCATCGGCCACACTGCAGGCGTCGTGCCGAAGGGAGAAATCACCGAGCGTCAGGCGGCGGCGAATCTTGTCGCGGATGTGCTGAACGTCGAGAAACGTCTGGCCGTATGCGCGCCGGTGAAAATGCCGCCGCAGGTTTACGACGCGCTGGTCAGTTTCTCATTCAACGTGGGAATCGGCGCGGCCTGCCGGTCGACGCTGGTCTCGTTTATTAAGCGCCAGCAATGGCCGCAGGCGTGCGACCAGCTCACCCGCTGGGTTTACGTGAATGGCGAAGTTAACAAAGGGCTGGAGAACCGCCGCGCGCGCGAGCGTGCTTACTGCCTGAGGGGGATTCAATGAAACTGATGTTGTTTTTACTGGCCGCGCTGATTGCGGTTGTGCTCTGGCAGCGTCATGAAAACGGCAACCTGTCCCGCTCGTTTGAACGGGCGAACAGGGTCGCGACCGAACAAAAAAACGTGATCGGGATGCTGGTAAATCAGCTGTCCGTTTCGCAGGGAATTGCCAGGCGAAATGAAACCGCGCAGGTCAGTTTACGCGGCGAACTGCTTGCCGCCGGTGCAATGGCCGTGCGGCGTGAAGAAACCATTATGAGGCTGATAAATGAGAATGAAACGTTACGCCGCTGGTATAGCGACAAGCTGCCTGATGTTGTGCGTCGGCTGCACACCCGCGCCGGTTGCGCCTCCGCCGGTCATTGTTTACAGCGCGTGTCCGAAGGTGAGCTATTGCCCGATGCCGGGCAGCGACCCGGCCACTAATGGCGACCTGAGCGCCGACATTCGCAGGCTTGAGCACGCGCTCGCCGCCTGTGCGCTGCAGGTTGAAACCGTTAAAGACTGTCAGGATAAACTCGATGAAGAAAGCACGCAGCCTGCGCGAAGCGCTGATTAAAGCCGTCCCGCAGCTTGAAACAAACCCCGAAATGATGCGCATCTTTGCCGATGAGGGGAATATCGATGCGCGTCTCGCAGCCTCGCTGTCCCTCGAAAAGATTTACACCCTGAATGTGATCGTGTGTGACTTTGTCGGCGACCCTGACCTGATTTTCGTGCCGGTGGCCGCATGGCTCAGGGAAAACCAGCCGGATATCTGCACGCTCGATGACGGGCGCAAAAAGGGCTACCGGTTCCAGATGGATTTGAACGACGGGGACAGCGTCGATATCAGCATCAGTCTGCAGCTCACCGAGCGCACCCTCATCAGGGAGGAAAACGGCGCGCTGCACGTGAGCTATGCCCCTGAGCCGCCGCTGCCGGAGCCCGTCACCCGGCCTAAAGAGCTCTATATCAACGGCGAACTGGTGAGCAAATGGGATGAGTGAATTTAAGCCCTTTGACGACCGGCTCAATGGTCTGATTGCTGCCCTGTCACCGGCTGCGCGCCGTAAGCTGGCCGGAAAGATAGCAAAGGAGCTGCGTAAATCGCAACAGCAACGCATCAAACAGCAAAAAGCCCCGGACGGCTCGCCGTATCAGGCGCGAAAGCGTCAGCCGCTCAGGGCTAAGACCGGGCGGATTAAACGGGCGATGTTCCAGAAGCTACGCACAAGCCGGTACATGAAAGCCACTGGCCGTGAAAACAGCGCGGTGGTGGAATTTACCGGCAAAGTGCAGCGTATCGCAATCGTCCACCAATATGGACTAAAAGAACGAGTAAATCGACATGGCAGCATTGTAAAATACGATGCAAGACCCCTATTAGGGACTAGCGACAATAATGCAGATGAAATAGAAAAAATGATCATTAATTTTTTAAGTCAACAGTATTGACTTTTTGTGGATTAATGACCAATATGTTTCCTTCTATAGAGGTAGACTGGTGTCTTAGGTGGAGAAATCCACTGATTTGGGTTCGATTCCCTAACCTCGATTCCCTAACCTCGATTCCCTAACCTCGATTCCTGCCTCGCGAGAATTTTATCCCTAAGTTCATGTTTTTTAACTCATTTTCAATATTTTGATCGCAGATTATGTAATCAATGCTTTTTGCATCGGCTATATGGGATGTGTTTATGTTTGTGGCGTTACGTAAATTAGCACTTCGCATGTTAGCGCCTGTAAAAGTCACGAGCTTGAAATTACACTCTTGTAATTGACAGCTTTTCATTTCGCTGTCGCTGAAGAAGCCACCTTCAAAGTTACAATTTTCGAATTTTACATTCTTAAAGTTAGCTTTGATTGCTTTGATGTTTTTTATTTCGCAATTGATAAATTTTACTTCTCTTAAAGTACTGCCTTTAATATTCATGGCGGATAAATTGCAATTTGTAAATGAGCATTTCTTAATGTAAGATTCGCTCATATTTATGCTGCTCAAATCTGCTTGTTTAAAATCTAAATTTTTAATTGATGTAAGGCCATTTAACTCAATTCTGGGGACCTTGATGTCAAGGACACCCTTTGAGATTAATTGTCTCATGATTTTTAGTTTCATGATGTTAAGCTCGGCGGAAGAGTGTTTAGCGAGGTTTCCTAAATCCTCAATAAGCTCTTTTATAGCTTCCTTGTTTTGTCTTTTATGCTCAAAGTAATATAGTATTACACCAAGGATTAAGAAATCTAAGATAGATGAATTCGCATTTACAAGGAAATTTTTTATGAAATCCTTGTCGTAGTTGTCAGTCTTGGATGTTGTGAGGATAATTAATGCTGCGTAAATGAAAAATATAAATATTATATTTTTCATGGTTTTGATTGTTCTCTTTAATGAGTCGATTTCACCGGGAAGTTGTGCTTTTAAAATGCTTTTTTGCTTGATGAGTGATTCTTTTGTGAAAATAGCATCCTCTTTTATTTCAATTAAAAAATTTTTAATTGAAGTGACTGAGCTTTCAATCTTTGCTCTTGCATTATTGGTTTTTTTAATTGCTGTTGTTCTTACTGAAATAATGATGAGGTTGATATCCATTTATTGACCCAGAGCTAATTTTTAAAACTGTTAATATTGAATTCTATGCGAATCATACACGAAACTAAGTGCCGTTGTGTAGTAGCTTAGACAAGTGAAGCCCTTTGCTGAGTGCAAAACGACACGGCATTATTTCTTCATGAATATTTCTAATTCGTTGAATGATATCGCACGCGCGATCCGCAACCTTATCCGCACCGGCATCGTGACCGACGTCGACCACGACGAGGGGCTTTGTCGTGTCCAGACCGGCGGCATGGAAACCACCTGGCTCAACTGGCTGACCTGCCGCGCCGGTCGCTCGCGCGTATGGTGGGCTCCATCCGTTGGCGAGCAGGTGCTTTTGCTGGCGATCGGCGGCGAGCTCGATACGGCCTTTGTGCTGCCCGGCATTTTCTCGGATGACCATCCCGCGCCGTCTGCCTCCCCTGATGCGCTTCATGTTTCCTTTCCTGACGGGGCGGTTATTGAGTACGAACCCGAAAACGGCTCGCTCACTGTGTCAGGCATCAAAACCGCATACGTCACCGCGTCTGAGTCCGTTACGGCCACCGTGCCGGTGGTGCTGGTGAAAGCGTCGAGCCGCATCACGCTGGATACGCCGGAGGTAGTGTGCACCAACAAGCTGACAACCGGCACGCTCGAAGTGAAGAACGGCGGGAAGATGAGCGGGAACATCGAGCACACCGGCGGGACACTGAAATCAAACGGTGTGCAGGTGGATAACCACGCGCACGGCAACGTTCAGAGCGGTGGAAGCTGGACTAAGGGGACGCAATGACGGTGCGTTATCTGGGCATGAACAGCCGGACCGGCCTCAGTATCTCTGAGGTTGAGCATATCCGGCAAAGCGTGCGTGACATTCTGGTCACGCCGGTTGGCTCGCGCGTCATGCGCCGTGAATACGGCTCGCTCCTGTCGCAGATGATTGACCAGCCGCAGACCCCGGCGCTGCGCCTGCAGATTATGGCCGCGTGCTATTCCGCGATCCAGAAGTGGGAGCCGCGCGTCAGCCTCACGACCATCACCTTTGAACGGTCGGAAACCGACGGCGGGCTGTATGTCGACATTACCGGCACCCGCTCCACCGGCGGCCAGCCTTTTTCACTCACCATTCCACTGAGTTAAACGCTATGGCAATTGTTGACCTTAACCAGCTCGCCGCGCCTGACGTCGTGGAAGAATTGGACTATGAAACCATCCTGAGCGAGCGAAAGGCGACGCTCGTCTCGCTGTACCCGGAAGACCAGCAGGACGCCATCGCGCGCACGCTGTCGCTTGAGTCTGAGCCGCTGGTCAAGCTGCTGCAGGAAAACGCCTACCGGGAAGTTATCTGGCGACAGCGCGTCAACGAGGCCACGCGTGCGGTCATGCTGGCCTATGCCACCGGCGCAGACCTCGACCAGATAGGCGGAAATTACAACGTCCAGCGCCTTGTCATCACCCCTGCAGACGACACGACGTTGGGTGACAAACTGAAAGCGGCGTGGCAGTGGTTTAAAGACCTGATCGCACCGGTTAAGTCGACGCAGGAGACGCTCGACAGCTGCAAAAATGCGGGTGTGATGTTCGGTAAGATGCTGGCCGACGCGCTGATGTTACCGCTCAAAAGCTTTAATACATTGCGTACCGGCGTTAACTGGTTACTGGAAAAGCTCGGGGTTATCAATAAAGAATCAAGCGACCTTGACCAGAAGGCCGCAAAAGCCAATGCCGCCACCGGCTCGCAAAATAAATCTTATATTCCGGCAACCTCAGTATATGGCGGATATCAGGCGTATCAGCCGGTAACGGCACCGACTGGTAAGACTTACGTCGACCAGAGCAAGCCAGAATATAACATCAACCTGAATGGTGGCATCGCGCCGGGCAGCGACCTTGACCGGCAGCTCCGCGAGGCCGTCGATAAATTCGACCGGGAAAACCGTGCGCGTCAGCGCTCAAGTATGCGCCATGACTGAGGGGGATAAAGCATGTTAATGGTTTTAGGTTTGTTTGTGTTTGAGCGCCGCACGCTGCCCTATCAGTCCATGCAGTATTCAAAGGATTACCGCTGGGCGTCAAACGACCGTATCGGCAAGCCACCGGCTTACCAGTATCTCGGGGAAGGGGAAACCACGCGCACGCTGTCGGGCGTGCTCTATCCCGAAATTACCGGCGGACGTCTGTCACTGACCGCCATCGAGCTGATGGCAGACGAGGGGCGCGCGTGGCCGCTGATTGACGGAACGGGCATGATCCACGGCATGTATGTCATCGACAAAGTGACGCACACGCACACCGAGCTATTCAGCGACGGAGCGGCGAGAAAAATCGAGTTTAGCCTGTCCCTTAAACGGGTCGATAAATCGCTGGCGGCCATTTATGGCGACCTGAAAACGCAGGCCGACAATCTGGTCACGTCTGCCGGTGACTGGCTGGGAGGGCTGGCAGGATGATTACAGGAATGGATATTCAGGCCGGGGCGAAGATTGCCCCGGCGTTTATGCTAAAGCTCGATAACGACGATATCACCCAGGATTTTAGTGACCGCCTTATCAGCCTGACCATGACCGACAATCGCGGATTCGAGGCCGACCAGCTCGATATCGAACTCGATGACACTGACGGCCAGATAGCTTTGCCACCGCGCGGCGCAACGTTGACGCTGTGGTTAGGCTGGCAGGGATCCGCGCTGATAAAAAAAGGGACGTTCACGGTCGACGAAATCGAGCACAGGGGCGCACCTGATACGCTGACCATCCGGGGGCGAAGCGCCGATTTTCGCGGGACGCTGAACTCGCGCCGGGAACAGTCATGGCATGACACCACGCTCGGGCAAATTGTGGAGACGATTGCGGCACGCAATAAGCTGACGGCCAGCGTGGCCGACACGCTGAAAGCCGTCGCCGTGCCTCACATTGACCAGTCGCAGGAATCCGACGCGGTGTTTCTGTCCCGCCTGGCTGAACGGAACGGGGCGTCGGTTTCGGTCAAAGCGGGAAAACTGTTATTCCTGAAAGCGGGGAGCGGTAAGACGGCCAGCGGAAAGCCCATTCCGCAGATGACGCTTGAGCGCGGGGACGGCGATCGTCATCAGTTTGCCATTGCTGACCGGGAAGCCTATACCGGCGTAACGGCAAAATGGCTGCACACCAAAGACCCGAAACCGCAAAAGCAAAAGGTGAAACTCAAACGCAAGTCAAAGGTACAGCACCTGCGCGCGCTGCAGCATCCGAAAGCGACCAAAACCACTGCAAAGGTAAAAGCCAAAAAAGAGCGGGAAGCCCGCGAGGGTGAGTATATGGCCGGTGAGTCTGACAACGTGCTGGAGCTGACAACCATCTACGCGACAAAGGCGCAGGCCATGCGCGCCGCTCAGGCGAAGTGGGACAAGTTGCAGCGCGGAGTTGCGGAGTTTTCAATCTCGCTGGCGATTGGCCGGGCAGATTTATTTCCTGAAACGCCAATCGCGGTGAAAGGGTTTAAGCGCGTCATAGACGATCAGGCGTGGATAATCAGCCGGGTGGTGCATAACCTCAACAGCAACGGCTACACGACGGGCTTAGAGCTTGAGGTTAAGGTTTCGGATGTGGAGTACGAAAGCGAAGAATTAACGTAGTGATTTGTTTTTATGTGTTTGTTATATAAGGATAAATTGAGTAAAATTAGCGCATCGGAAAATAAATGAGGTGCTCGCCATGTTTCACTGTCCAAAATGCCATTTCGCCGCTCACGCCCGCACAAGTCGCTATTTTACTGACACGACCAAAGAGCGGTATCACCAGTGCACAAACATCAACTGCAGCGCGACGTTTGTGACCACCGAAACGGTCGAGCGCTTTATCGTATCACCGGGGGTTGTAGTGCCAGTGGCACCGCATCCGACAACGTCAGGCCAGCAACAGATCCACTGGATGTGA